AAACTGATGTAGTTGTAGAAACAAAAACACCAGAAAAAAAACAGACGTTAATAAATGAGCCTATAGAAAGTATGGGTTCAGAAGTTAAGAAACCAGGAATAGAAGGCATTACAGTTGAACAAGAAGTTGATGTACCAGAAAAATCTGAAACTTCTAAACCAAAAAAAGATAATTTAAGTGAACATACGGATTCTGTTCAATTAAGAATAAATCAACTCACACGCGCTCGTAGGGAAGCAGAAAGACAAAGAGAAGCTGCAGTTCAATATGCAAAAGGAGTACAAAAACAATTACAAGATTTGCAAAAGAATGTAAGCACTTACGACACACAATACATTAAAGAATTCGAAGCAAGAGTGAATGCAGAAACTGCATCAGTAAAAACTCAACTTAAGTCTGCAATAGAAAATCAGGATGCTGAAGCTATTATGCAGGCTCAGGAAAAGTTAACTGGTTTAGCTGTTCAAAAAGAACGTGCTAATTTTACAAATGCTGAGAGGGCTCTTCAGTCACAAAGGACAGAAGAGGTAAAATCAACAAGTGTAGATCAGCAAATTGCTAATAATTTACCAGCTGAACCATCAAGAAAAGCTCAAAAATGGGCTGAAACTAATAATTGGTTTGGTAATGATAAAATTATGACAAATGCTGCATATACAATTCACGAAGATTTAGTAAGTCAAGGGTTTGACACTGAAAGTGATGAGTATTATACTGAAATAGATAAATTAATGAAGGATTCATTTCCTCATAAATTTACAGATTTACAGGAGCAACCTCAAAGAAAGATCGTCCAAACAGTTGCACCTGCTGGTAGAACCAACTCAGGACGCAGGACTGTGCGACTCACCAAAGCACAAGTTAGTATGGCTAAAAAATTAGGGGTGCCACTAGAAGAATACGCTAAATACGTGAAGGAAGGAGCTTAATATGGAAGACATAAACAAAACCTCACGCGCGACAGACGAAAGATCGAAAACAGAAAGATCAAAACACTGGACGCCTCCATCATCTTTGGATGCACCAAAGCCGAAAGATGGATTTGTACATAGATGGTTAAGATACGAGATTGCAGGATTTCAAGATACTGCAAACATGAGTAAACGACTTAGAGAAGGCTATGAACTAGTTAAATCTGAGGAAGTTGAAAGTGGATCTCATAATTTTCCTGTCTACGAAAAATCTCATCGTTACGCTGGGTTCATTGGGGTTGGTGGCCTTGTTCTGGCAAGGATACCGATTGAGATTGCAAAATCACGCGCAGAGTATTTCGCAAGAATTACTCAAGATCAGATGAACGCTGTAGATAATGATCTCATGAAGGAACAGAATCCGGGTATGCCTATTAATATTAATAGACAAACTCGTGTAACTTTTGGTGGTGGACGAAAAAAATAATTTTTTTGTTATACCATCGTAACATAAATAAAAACGGAGAAAAAAAACTATGGCAAACGTAAATGAAAAGTTCGGTCTTAGACCGTACAGATCACTTAATGGAGCTCCATGGAACAATGCCCAAAACAGATATACAATAGCAAATAATCTTTCTACTGCTATATTTCAGGGCGATCCAGTAAAACCAACGACTGCAGGTAATGTAACGTTGGCACGATCAAATACATCTGATCGTATTGTTGGTGTGTTCAATGGTGTTTTCTATAATGATCCAACAACACAAAAGCCTACTTTTAGAAATTCGTATCCAGGTTCTATCGCAGCAGCAGGAATTACTGCATTTGTTGTAGATGATCCAAATACAATTTATTTAGTAGACGCAGATGCTGCTTTCACAAGAGCTGATCTGTTTAGAAACTACTCATTAACAGTAGTTACAGGAAATACTTTAACTGGTATTTCTGAAAAACAACTTGACGTTAGTGTGTCCGGTATTACTACAACTTTCGCGGTTCAAGCAATTGATATCCAAGAAGGCGCAAGTGACTCAGATACAACAACAGCAGGTGTTAATGTATTAGTTAGAATCAACAATCACTTCTATAGAAGTGGTACTGCAGGTATATAATAAAGGATAAAAAATATGGCTATCTCAAGACAACAATTGACAAAAGAGCTAGAACCAGGTTTGAATGCTTTATTCGGACTTGAGTACTCTAGATATGAAAACGAACACGCAGAAATCTACGTAACAGAAACTTCAGACAGAGCGTTTGAAGAAGAAGTTATGTTATCAGGTTTCGGTAGTGCTCCAGTTAAGCAAGAAGGTGCTGCGGTTGTATTTGACCAAGCAAACGAAGCTTTTACTGCGAGATACACGCATGAAACTATCGCTTTAGCTTTTGCTATAACAGAAGAAGCTATTGAAGATAACTTATACGATAGACTAGCTGGTCGTTACACAAGAGCATTGGCAAGATCAATGTCAAACACTAAACAAGTTAAAGCGGCTGCTGTGCTTAACCAAGCGCAGATTACGACTGTAACTGGTGGTGATGGCGTTTCTCTTATCAATAACTCTCACCCGTTAGCAAACGGAAACACTTTTTCAAACGTATTAGCAACAGCTGCTGATTTGAATGAAACATCATTAGAGCAATCATTAATTGATATTGCTGGTTTTGTTGATGAAAGAGGATTAAGAATTGCTGTTCAAGGCACTAAAATGATAATTCCAAAAGAATTACAATTTACTGCTGAGAGAATTCTGAAATCACCTCTTAGAGTGGGTACAGCTGATAACGATATCAACGCTATTGGTAATATGGGAATGTTACCTCAAGGTTACAGAGTGAATCACTTCTTAACAGATACAGATTCGTTCTTTATTTTGACTGATATTCCTAACGGTTTAAAACACTTTGAAAGAGCACCATTAAGAACAGCTCTTGAAGGTGATTTTGATACTGGAAACGTACGATTCAAAGCTAGAGAAAGATACAGCTTCGGCTTCTCTGACCCTAGATGTGTATTCGGTAACGGAAATTTACCTACATCATAATAGTTAGGTTTGACAATCAAAGAAGGGGTTAGTGTTTACACTAGCCCCTTTTTCATTTATAATAAAATTACTATACATTAACTTCTGATCTAGACGCGTATAGTCGACGGCCTAGAGACTAGATTGGAAAAACTAGGAGAATAATACTATGGCACAAACAACATTTTCAGGACCAGTTACATCGCAAGCTGGATTTAATTCTGATGACACATTAACTTCAGCAGATCTTTCATCTGGAAGTTTTAACTTAACTGATTTTACTGTGAGACCAGCAGCATCTTTTACTGGAACAGTAGCAGCAGTTGTAGGAGCGGTAAATAAAAGAACTGCTGGAACATCGGGTGCTAACATGTTTGGAGTATATGCACAAACATCATTTAGCAACACACCAACAAGCACATTGTCAGGTTTAAACACAGCCGTTTATGGTGTAGTTGATTGCGGATCAAGCACAAACATTGGTACAGCTTATGGTGCAACTTTTGATATGGCACAGTTTGCAGGAACAAGAGCATCAAGACCAACAGCGTTTATAGCTTTTGGTGAAGAATCATCATCAACACTTCCTACTCAATTTTTATTTGATGTTGGTAGACCAGGCAAAAGTGTAAGCACTGCTGCATCTGGTGATGTTTTATTTACAAGTGTGGCTTGCGGAGCAACAACAGGATCTTTAAGAATAAAAATAAATGGTGTAACAAGATTTATTCCATTAGCTACAAGTCAAACATAAGATGGACGAAAAAACAATTAAGGAGCGTATTACAACTTTAGAAGGTCAACGTGCACAAATGGTTTCAAATGTGCATGCGATTGAAGGAGCGATTCAAGATTGTAAATATTGGTTAGAAAAAATTTCTACACCAAAGACGAATGATAATGTAATGAAGATTACAAAAGATAAAAAATAATTTTAGGGAGCTCTTCGGAGCTCCTTATTAAAAGGAGAAATTATGAAGTCAGATGTTAAACCGGTCATATGTCCTAGTAATGTAAGCACTGTAGTTCTATTTACAGGGCCAACAAGATTAAGAGGTTATGCTGTTCAATCAACTGGTACTGCTGGATCTATTATAATTAATGGATTAGCAAGTCCAACTACTGTTAGTTCTTCAACAAATACAGAAGTATATATTCCAGTGAGAGTTGGTGCAAACCAAACTGAAACAT